AAAGAAGAAGAGGAAGAAGAAGACGATGATGATGATAATTTAGAAATTTTTGATGATAATAATATTGATTTAGATATAAGCGATGTTCATGATTTATCTAAAGAATTAAGAGTGGAAGCACCTCCTTTATTAGATGACATTGAAGTTTTAAAATAAATACAATTGCGTAAAATAATAAATAAAAACATAATTAAAAATATTAAATGGAGCAGTCTATATTCATTACGGCTGGTATAGTATCTTTCGTATATTTAGTTATAAAATATCTAGAAATGAAATTTATATTGAAAGAAGTGAGGCCTATGAAACTATTAATGAGAGACACGATTATTGTTTATTTATCAGTAGTTTCTGGTAGTTTTGTAATTGATCAATTTAGTGGGACAAGCACAATTATGAAGAAAGCACCTGAAATTTTTACAAATGAACCTGCTTTTTAATTATTCATATAATTATCATCAACATATATCGTAATAGCAGATATACTTGATATGTAAATTACATAACCAATAATAATCAAAGGATAAAATATCATTTTTAATACATTATGATATTTTATTTTAAATTTAATCAATTTATACATAGCAAGGTATATCATCTATGTTAATTACATTCTTTAATTTTCGTTTTTGAATTTTCTTTTTACTTATTTTAAATATATCAAAAATAGAATTGTTAATTTCATTATGAGGTTCGCAATGATGAACTGTTCTAGCAATCATTTTATATAATTTAAAATCAGGATATCTTTCATGCCCATTTTTTTTATACAATATATTTTGATTTTTATCATCGCGAGTCCATTTTATAATTAATTTTATTATTTCATTATCAATTGTATGTTCTTCTTTAAAATCATCTATAAAATAGTCATATAACGAACAGCCTAATCTACATAAATCAAAACTTTTATTAGGCAATATTTCTGGTTTATTATAGTTTCTATAAGGTTCAAAATTATATTGATTTGATGCGTCTTCTTTAAAATTATAACTATCACAACATAATTGTTTTCCCTTAAATTTATAAATTGCTCTACCAAAATCAATTATTTTAAAAATTTTTCCAAATGTGGGTATTTTGTAATACTTACTGTCGTATTTTACATAAATAAACATTTTTTCTGTTTTAACATACATTATATTATTTGTATGTAAGTCATTATGTGTAAAATCAAAACATTTTTGATACGTTATTAAAATGATTAATACTTGTATAAAACATGATTTCCATTCCAAATCTGTCATTTCATTGTTTTCTATATAATTATCCAATGTTTCATACATATGTTCCATACATATAATTTGTACTGGAAAATTATAAATTACACAGTTTACATTATCATCTGTTGAACTAGAATATTCAGATATATCACTGTTAGAACAACTAACAATTGAATTATCGCTATTTTCAGTTTCTTCTTCATCACTATCATCAGTTAATTCACTGTCATTATCTTGATCACTATCACTTTCATCTGTTTCACTATCTGTTAGTGCTTCTGACATAATAGATGATGTTTCTGTATTACTTGATAAATCACTATCGCTCCTTTTTTTATTTTTTATTTTTTCATATACCAAATTATCACATAAATCAATATCATTTAACGTATTTAATTTTTCCAAATTTTCAACCGTTAATTCAAATACGTTATCAAATGAATCATTATCTATATCATCTATTTCTAATGTTTCATTACTATCTTCCATAACAATTTTTTCACGATATTTACGAGTATCATCATCTAACAAAGAACTATCAAAATTATCTAATTTAAATATTACATCTTTATTTTTATGAAAATATTCGGATTGATGTAAATAATCCAAATCATCGTATACATTGACATTAAAATCTTTTTGTATACCTAAAAATGAACCATAGTAATCATTGCCAAATATAAAATTATGATTATTTAGTAACTTACTACTTAAAAAACTAAAAAAACCATCTACATAAGATGTATTATTTGAATCATAAATTTTTTTTAAATGATTATCTTTTTTTGAATATTGTTTTTCAATACTTGGGTTTAGATTTGAATTTTTAGTTAGATTCTTATATTTCCCTGTTAGGAATTTCAATGGATTTAATAATGGTGAAAATTTAAAAAAAGATATTTTATTTAATGATTCTTTTTTTTCATTTTCAACATTTATTAAAAAAAAATTTGATTCATGTGTATCTTCTATCGTTGAGATTGAATATTTACTATTTAAATTAATTAAATTGTAATTATTCTTACTTAATTCAAAAAATTCTGAATATATTGGTATATAATTTTGAACTTTTGAAAACCCGTTGTCTTCTAATTGACTAAATAATATATTATTGTTATTTTTCTTGTAATACAAAGAAAACATACGATTTAATGATAATATAATTTTTACATTTAAACCAATACTTTAGTAATAGATTAATAAATATTAATTAAATTAATAAATAATTATTAATTTAATAAATAATAATTAATTTAATTAATATTAATCTTATTCGTTTTACTTTATTAATTAATATAACAATGATTTATATATGAATTTAGAGTTAAAAAAGTTTAATATGAAAAATATAAAGTTTAATTTGGATGATTCGAATGGTCCGGTAATTGTATTAATTGGAAGACGTGATACTGGAAAAAGTTTTTTAGTTAAAGATATGTTGTATCATCATCAAGATATTCCTATTGGTACAGTAATATCAGGAACAGAAGCGGGTAATGGTTTTTATGGTAAATTGGTACCTAAACTTTTTATTCATGATGAGTATAATACAGCTATTATTGAAAACATTTTAAAAAGGCAAAAAATAGTGATAAAACAAATTAAAAAAGAAAGAAATGCTTATGGTAAGTCGAGTATTGATCCTAGAGCATTTGTGATATTAGATGATTGTTTATATGATAATACATGGGCTAGAGACAAATTAATGAGATTATTATTTATGAATGGTAGACATTGGAAAATAATGTTAGTCATTACAATGCAGTATCCATTGGGTGTTCCGCCTAATTTAAGAACAAATATAGACTATACGTTTATTTTAAGAGAACCATATATTAATAATCGTAAACGAATCTATGAAAACTTTGCTGGTATGTTTACAACATTTGAAAGTTTTTGTCAAGTAATGGACCAATGTACTGAAAACTATGAATGTTTGGTTATAGCAAATAATGCCAAATCAAATCGTTTAGAAGACCAAATATTTTGGTATAAGGCATCCGCTCATAATGATTTTAAATTAGGAGCAAAAGAATTTTGGGAAATGTCTAAGGGGTTAGGGTCTGATGATGAAGAAGAACAATATGACCCTAATGCTGTTAGAAAAAATAAAGGACCGCGAATAAATGTAAAGAAAAATAGATGGTAATTCATTCATAAAATTATAGAAAATATAAAATTTTCTATAATTTTATTATGGTTTATAATTTTCAAATGTTATATTTAATCTTTCTTTTTACGAACAATGTTATCACCTTCAAACAATGCTTTTTTAATATTATCTGAACTTTGGTCGTCCAATTCTTTCAAATCATTTTCCATGGTATTATTTACACCCACCAAGTTTCCTTGATTATCTAGTCTTTGTGTCAGTTTATTACCACTTTCTCTAGCCAACTTAACATTTTCTTCAATTGCCTTTCTTTTTGTTTCTTGAATACGTTTCTCAAATTCTTGTTTTGCCTTTGCTTCATTTAAATTCTTTTCATGCATCAATTGATTTAGTTCATCTTCCAAATATTCTACACGTCCAGTTTTATACGCTTCTGGCTCCCAAGGCATCCAAACACCTACAGGTCCCACATATACATTATGATTTGGGTCTACTTCTCTTAACAACTTACATCGTAATTCCGCTTCTTCTTGAGTTGAATAAGAACCTCTAACCTTTAATCCTCTAACACTTGTTTGGAAATTATTTTGTTTATTAAATTGGTCATCTAATTCATTTTCATTATTATCCAAAAAGGTTTTATATGAATCATAAATATCTGTAGTTTTCAAATCTTCTTTTTCACTTTTCACAAATTCTTGCATATCCGACATTAGTGTTTCAAAATTAAGATTATATTTATAAGACAAAAAATTTAAGAATTGAGAAAATTTCTCCATAGATTTAGAAAAATCATATCCCTTTAAAAATTCTTCAAACATAAATAATTCTCTTTTCTTTAAAACAGTTTCAGGACTAACAAATGATACACAAACAAATTTTTGTCCTGAAATAGCCTTATCTTCTTCCAAAAGGTCTACATAGTTAGGATTTACAGATCCATCTGATTTTTTTTGATGCTCATAAGCATATTCAGCCATTTTATAATATAATATATCATTATTGTTTAAGTTTTTTTTTATTTATTTATTATATAATATGTTTGATAAATTAGGCCAAGTTTTTGATTTAGGAGAACTATTACGACGTGTTGTAAAATATTTAGTTGAAGGTTTAATGGTTGCTATCGCTGCTTACGCTATTCCAAAACGTTCATTGAACTTGGATGAAGTTTTATTGATCTCTTTGACTGCTGCTGCTACATTCTCAGTATTGGATACATATGTCCCATCAATGGGAGTATCTGCTCGTTCTGGTGCTGGATTCGGTATCGGTGCTAACTTAGTTGGTTTCCCTCGCATGGGTATGTAAATAAAAATACATATAGTAAAATTTATTATAATTAGTATAATTTTTATAATTCATTTAATATAAAAATTATAAGGTTGGTATAAATTCCCAGTTTAATTCTTTACATATTTTTTTCCAGATTTCATCTTGTTCTATTCTTTTTACTGGATCTTTTAACATAGGAAAATAAGGTAAAAAACTATGTTCATCAAGTAATTCACACATTTTGTATAAAACATAATAATAATTTAAAAAATTTACACGACTATCAGGACAATGTTTACTATATGGTTTTTGAATTTCCATAAATAAATTACATAATTTATCTTCTAATTCTGGTTGCATTACAGGTGGTTTAATTCCAAGTTTATCTTTTATGAATGGTATATGTTCATAATATTTGTTATATCCTAGTTTTTTCAATATATCTTTTGCCTTTTTATTATCCATATTTTTAAGCGTTAATCTTTCTTTTTTAATTTGTTTTTTAATATTATCAATAACTTCATCTGGGATTTGAGTTGTTTCTTTTGCTTGAAACTGAGCTAATATTTCTCTGAAATGATTAATTCTTTTATAAGCATAAAAACATACTTCTTTAGGAGGTTCTTTATAAGAAGGTTTTTCATGTTCTATTAAAAATTTATCTTGAAAACTACAAACTTTACATATTAAAATACCTTCTGATTCAACTTGAACTAACTCGCCTGAACATTTAGGACATATTTCATAATTTATTTTATAATTATCCATATCAATTATTTTATTATCTATATTATTGAAATATTGTTGAACAATGGTATTACTATTGTTTTTAACATCCACTTTTTCTTCTGTTTTACTAAAAAAAGCATGTAATATCTTTTTTTTATTTGTTTTTCCATCACTTAAATTCTTTTTTTTTTCAAAATAATCAAAAATCAAATCAGAATTGTTTAGTAAATATTCTTTTTTTTTAATTTTTAACTGTTTTATTTTATTTTTTAGATCTTTTATTTTATCTTCAATATCTAATCGTTGTTCAATTGTCATTGTTTTAGAATTTTCTAATTTTTTTTTTAATTTTCTAACTTGTGATTTAAGTTTAGGTAAAACAACATCAGAGTTTTTTTTAAACTCATTCATTTTTTCATCATGTTTACTGTCTAATGTCATGATAGAATGTTTATTAACAGCCAATTTTTTTTGATTTTTAGGCTTAAAATTAGGCATTAATAATTAATATTATGTTGGTATATTTAATTAATAGTTTCCCTTATTTGTTTAGCAAAATCACAATTTTTTTACATTTTAAATTCGTAAATTCATTATTTATAAAAATACTTTTCAATATATAATGGATAATCCAAATAAAATCGTAATAAATGAAAAAGAAATAACTAATATTGATTTGATAAAGTTACAAAAAATGACATTATTGTATAATGCTTTAGAAAATGGATGGTCTATAAAAAAAACAGATAATTGTTATGTATTTAAAAAAAAACATAATAATGAAAAAGAAGTTTATTTAGATTCGTATTTAAGACGATTTATGATTGATAATTTAGATATAAATCAAATATTAAATAATTAAATTTTATATATTTTAGTATAAAATTTAATTAATTGTGTAAAATTTCAAAATTTTTTTCTTTACCTATATTATAATATGGGTGGTGGACTCATGCAACTAGTAGCTTACGGCGCACAAGATGTGTATTTAACTGGTAACCCACAGATTACTTTCTGGAAGGTTACATACCGCAGACACACAAACTTCGCAATGGAATCCATTGAACAAACATTCAATGGTCAAGCTGACTTCGGTCGTCGTGTTCAATGCACTGTTTCTCGTAACGGTGACTTGGCATACCGTACTTACTTACAAGTGACTCTTCCAGAAATCAGCAGTTCCGACTCTAACCACGCACGTTGGTTGGATTGCCCAGGGGAACAAATGGTTTCCATGGTTGAAGTAGAAATTGGTGGTCAGCGTATCGATCGTCAATATGGTGACTGGATGCACATCTGGAACCAATTGACACTTACTTCTGAACAAGAAGATGGTTACAACAAGATGATTGGTAATACCACTCAACTTACTTATTTGACCGACCCTGACTTTGCTGAAGTAGCAACTGCTTGCTCATCTGCTTCTGTTCCTGAAGCTGTATGTGCACCACGCAAAGCTCTTCCAGAAACCACTTTGTATGTTCCTCTACAATTCTGGTTCTGCCGCAATCCAGGTCTTGCTCTTCCATTGATCGCACTTCAATACCACGAAGTTAAGATCAACATCGAACTTCGCCCATTGGACGAATGTTTGTTTGCTGTTAATAGTGTATCACCAACAGGTAGCGCTAACTTAAAATCAACTACTGCTTTCAGTAAATCTCTTGTAGCAGCTTCCTTGTATGTTGACTACATCTTTTTGGATACCGATGAACGTCGTCGTATGGCACAAAACCCACACGAATACTTGATCGAACAACTTCAATTCACTGGTGATGAATCCATTGGATCATCAAGTAACAAAGTTAAACTTAACTTTAACCACCCATGTAAAGAACTTGTATGGGTTGTACAGCCAGACGCAAATGTTAGCTACTGTGATTCATTCATTGCTGGTAAAAATTTACACTCTGCTTTGGGAGCTCAGCCATTCAACTACACTGATGCTTTGGATGCTCTTCCACACTCTATCCGTGCCTTCTCCAGTGATGCTCAAGTACAATCTGTTATTGATAGTTCTGGTATGTTCACCGATTCCGGTGCTAATGATGTCGATTTGTCTGGATCTGCCAACAATGGTATTGAATCCGATGTATCTGGTGCTTTGAAAAGTAACGCAGCATCTGGAGTTTCTGATGCTGGTGCTTTCGTTCTAGCAGAAACCGCTCTTAAGATGCACTGCTGGGGTGAAAATCCAGTTGTTACTGCTAAGTTACAACTTAACGGACAAGACCGATTCAGTGAACGTGAAGGTTCATACTTCGATGTTGTTCAACCATACCAACATCACACTCGTTCCCCAGATGCTGGAATCAACGTTTATTCCTTCGCTCTTCGCCCAGAAGAACACCAACCATCTGGAACCTGTAACTTCAGTCGTATCGACAACGCAACTCTTCAATTGGTTGTTTCTGCTGCTGCCATCGGTAACACAGCAACTGCTAAGGTCCGTGTATACGCTACCAACTACAATGTACTTCGTGTAATGAGTGGTATGGGTGGTCTTGCATACTCCAACTAAGTTTTGTAAATTCGAATCATATATTTATCTTAATTTTTAAATAATAAAATTAATCACAATTTTATTATTTTAATTTAAATATAATACTAACCTTTATACTAACTAATGGGGCAACAACAAAGTAAACAATTAAATTTTGAAGATGTCCAAGAAATGATTAAAAATAAAAACAATATAATTATCAATGTTTTACCTGAAACGGAACAGCAATGTTTAATAAAAAATACTTTAAATGTCAAACTTGAAGTAAATACAATAAATGAGTTATTAAAAAGTAAAAAATCAGTTAACATCATTGTTTATGGTAAAAATGCTTGTGATATTAATGTTGAAAAAAAACAAAAACAGCTAATTTCTCTTGGATTTTATAATGTTTTTATTTACAATGGTGGGTTATTTGAATGGCTACTTCTTCAAGATATATATGGGAGAGATGAGTTTCCAACAACAAGTTACGAACTAGATATACTTAAATTTAAACAACCTAGTCATTATTATAATAATCTAATGATCAGCGATATAGATTAATAAAATTGAATTTAATAAATATAAACATAATTATTTATACTTATTATCATGAATCTAACACAGCAAAAATTAACAAAAAGTGAATGGGACTTCTTAGAACTTCCAGTAAATAAAAAAGAATTGTATATACTTAAATTTATACATAATTCTTACAATGATATTTCTGCTTCTGAAAATCCCAATAATTCTTTGATTGGCTATTTAAAAATTAATGTTTATGATTATGAAGATTTTCATAAATACTTTTACAATAAATTTTACGAAGATGCAATTCATAAAATTGTAAAAGACAATAAGCTAAACTACAAATTAAGAATAAATATTAAAAAACTTAGTATTAAAAAAGCAAATAAAATAAGAATAAGAAATATTAAGAATGATGAAATTTTAAAAGATAAAACGATATTTGAAAATCTTTTAATGGAACAATTATTGTTATATTTTGAAAATAACACAAAAACAAAGAAATGTTATTATTATTACGCATTACTTCAATTATCTAAAAAAAAAGTAAAACATATTAATTATTTACTATTGAAATTTATAAATTATGTTTTAGATACCTATAAAAAAGACATCGATATTCAACACTTAATAAAACATTCTCATAAATATATTGAGCAAAATAAATTACTATCTCAATACAATGATGTTATGCTGTTTAGTCACCAAAAACAAATGTTTAACTTAGTAAAAAATAATAATGATCCTAAGTTAATATTGTATCAGGCTCCTACTGGCACTGGTAAAACAATGACTCCAGTGGGATTAGTTAATAGTAAAACGGTTATATTTACTTGTGCGGCTAAGCATGTTGGTCTTCAATTAGCAAAATCGTGTATCGCTTTAAATATTCCAATAGCAATTGCCTTTGGATGTGAAACGCCAGACGATATACGATTACATTATTATGCTGTAACTGATTTTGTAAGAAATAGAAAATCAGGTGGTATATTTCGTGTAGACAATAGTAATGGTGAAAAAGTAAAAATTATAATTACAGATATTCAATCTTACTTACCAGCAATGAATTATATGCGTGCTTTTAATGAAAAAGAAGATTTATTATGGTATTGGGATGAACCAACCATTACATTAGATTACAATGAACATTCGTTTCATACTATTATGAAGAAAAATTGGGAACAAAATGAAATACCTAATATTGTATTATCTTCTGCTACATTACCTACTAGTGAAGAAATATTTCCAATGATTGCTAGTTTTAAACATAGGTTCAATGGCGAACAATTCAATATCGTTAGTTATGATTGTAACAAAACAATTCAATTATTAAATACTCAAGGTAATATTGTAGTTCTACATGATGAATTTAAAGATTATAAAAAATTTAAGAAAAGTGTTAAGTTTGTCACGAAAAATAAAACTTTGCTACGATATATTGATGTAAAACAAGCAGCAAAATTTATAATTTATATATTAGAAAATATTGAAATTGCTGAACATTACAAACCCAACAAATACTTTGAAAATATTCATGATATTACTATCCATTCGATTAAATTATATTACTTAAAACTGTGTAGACAATTAAAACAACATCAGTTTGAAGAATATAGGAAAAATAAAAAGAAAAATAAAGAGTTATCTGTTATAAAATTAACAACAAGTGACGCAAAGACATTAACAGATGGACCTACTATATTTATGACGAATGATGTTGAAAAGATTGGAATGTTTTATTTAAAGGCATCCAACATACCTGAAAATGTTTTAACAGATTTATTAAATATAATTGATACAAATGAAGAATATAGAAGTGCTTTGAATTTACTATTAAAAGAAGAAAAGGAAAGAACAGATAAAATAAGTGATAAAGTATTGGATAGTGCTAGAGATAGTGATAAAGAAGCTAAAATTCAAAATGAATTTAATAAAAAAGTAAACTCATTTATGAAGAAAATGAAAAAAATAGAATTGAGTCCAAAATATATTCCAAATAGGGAAGAACACTATAGGGAATGGCATTCTAATAATGAAATGCCTATGAATTTATTTACAAGTAATATAGATGAAAGTATCGTAGAAGAGATTGTTTCATTAGACGTAAATAAAGAATGGAAATTGTTATTGTTAATGGGAATAGGTGTGTTTAGTAGTAAAAGTAATGTAAAATATATAGACATAATGAAGAAATTAGCAGAAAAGCAACAGTTATATTTAATTATAGCATCATCCGATTACATTTATGGAACCAATTATCAGTTTTGCCATGGATATTTATCCAAAGATTTGCAAAATATGACCCAAGAAAAACTAATACAAGCATTAGGTAGGGTTGGTAGAAAAAATATACAAAAATCATACAGTATCCGTCTTCGAGATAATAAAATCATTGAAAAATTATTTACAGAAGAAGAAAATAAAATAGAAGTAAGAAATATGAATCGATTATTCGCTTAATAGATTCAGTATTATATTATGTATTAAATAATATAAATAATAAATAATTATTTTTATTATTTTTGTGTTTCTTCTTTACACACTTGTTTATAAATATTAAATAAACGAACGCATTCTTTAGGATTATGTGTTAAATTATGAACCCCCGCTTCACACATAACCCAATTTAAAAAGGCGGTTCCTTTCTTAGTAAAAATTGTATCTGTATTTTCATCTTGTATTGGCATTTAAATATAATATTTTATTATATTTAAATTATTTTTACAATATTTAGTTTCAAGTTAAAATATCTAATTAAAGAAATGAATGATATGATGGACTTTTGATGATATTAATATATTATAAAAATAATTTAAATATAAAATATAGTTTTTTCTTATAGCATGCAGATATTCGTAAAAACACTGACAGGCAAAACAATTACATTGGATGTAGAATCAAGTGATACAATTGAAAACGTAAAACAAAAAATCCAGGATAAAGAAGGCATAAACTAAAGGGGTGTGCCGAAAAGTATTCCACCATATATAAAAGGCTCTGTATATGGAAAAATGGTTGTAGTCCTTTATATGAATTGTAAATTATTTTAAAATAAATTTATATAAACTCAAATGCTAGTGATCTTAAAGATTGCGAGACATTCAAATTGCAGGAAACTCCTTAGAGCTCATAATACCACTTTATAAAAGAAATTTTATAAAGGAACCCAGTTAATTGCTGGCTCCAATGGTAAAAATTTATGAGATTGGACAATCTGCAGCCAAGTTCCTAAGTTCGTTATTATTAGAATATGGAAAAGGTTCAGAGACTTAACGTTTGTCGGTTTGAAGGGAGTGATAACCCCTGATGATTACTTAAGATAAAGTCCGTCCTTATGAGAAATCATAAGGGTTTAGTTGGTCAACGACCCCCTGATCAACAACGTTTAATTTTCGCTGGAAAGCAATTGGAAGACGGTCGCACTTTAAGCGATTACAACATACAGAAGGATGCAACGCTCCATCTCGTGTTAAGGCTACGCGGAGGCTATTTTAAAATGTAAAGTGATTTCTTTATTATATAATAACTTAAAAAGATATTTATATTATAATAATCCGATAAAGAACGACCACGTTCCAGATGTTTTTCAAGAAATTATCCATTGTTGATCTGGGAATACCTTCATTATCTTTAATCTCTTAAAATTAGTTTGGTAAATATTATCATCAATCAAAAGACACTATAATTTCAACATTTTCTTTTTTTATACTTTTTGTAGCAGAAATAGATAGCTCTTCTCTTGTTTTTCTTGTTGATTTGTCTTTTTTTCCTTTTTTATTTTTGGATGTACTGTTTCTTTTATTCATATCATGTGATATCTCTTCAAAGTTTTTTTCAATATATTCTAAAATTTTGTTTTCTAATATCCATCTAAAAAAATTCAATTGACCTATAGTAGTTTGTATATGTGAATCTTGTTTATATGGAATAGTAATTCTATCCCATCTACAAAATGGGTCAAATCGCTTCTTTGAATAAGCTCTCAACTTTAACTTGTATTCAAGATATACTTTAAATCTTCTTTCTACTCCATCACTATGTTTAAATTTATATACTGTGAAAAACTTTTTACTATAATTTGTAGCAAACCAATCAATTAATCTTAATGATGTTTTTGATTCACCATTTATTATTGGTAATATTTTTTCAAGATTATTGTCTTTGTTATAGAAATTAAGCAAGTTAGTTAATAGTAATGAATTTTGTGTAATATAATTCGTCATATAATTATTATTATTGTTGCGTATTTAAATTATTATTTTGCCTTATATATTTTTCTTGATTCATTAAATCATTTAAATAATTATTTTGGGAGAGAAAAGGATTACAACCTCTCTGAGTTATCATATCTCTTTCATTTATCCGTGTAGATATAGATTCTTTACTATCCGACTTAATAGATTCATTATACATAGCAAATTCTCTTTCAATATTCATTTTAAATTCATCTGCTTTCTCTCCCATTTTCTTATTTGGTTTATTTTTAATCATTGATTTTTTTAACGTTTCTCCTGGTTTTGTATATTTTTTATAAATCATATTAATAATATAAAATATTAAATAATAATAAACTTTATTTATTCTTTTTTAATTATTTTCATTTGTTTTGCAAAACGAAATGCTTCTGAATTCTTTGTGCCTCTTTTAATGTTGCATTTGTAACAACATATCTCAACATTATCAGTAGTATGTCCTATACTATTATCCTTCCTTTCTAAAGTCCACTGTTCTGGATCTCGTATATTCTTAAACAATATTTTACATATATTTCTACAATAAAAACATTTATGTTTTGATATTATCATTTTTTCAATTAAATCATCGTATGTTATAAATAATTCTTTATTTAATTTATTTTTTTTAATATCTTGCTGCTTGTATCCTGATATCTTTTTTTTTATTTCAGTTACATATAATTGCTTATGTTTAAAATCACAATTTCCATATATTTTCTTAATACATTCAACTTGTTCTTTTAAAGTAAACTCTTCTTGTGATATATCCATCATAGATGCTCTTTTTTTATTTTTTATACCTTTAATTGATTCTATATTAGATTTACCCGTAATTATTATTTTTTTCATATAAAAAATAATATATATTAAAACAACCATTTAAACAAATAAACAGTAATTATAATTTAACATTATTTATAAAATGGTTTAAACTCATTCTAATATATTATAGTATATGAAAAATAAAGATGAATGTTTAGAACTCAAAAACATTAAGTATAAAACGATGCTAATGAATAACATTCAATCTTCAAAAGAGCCTGATGTTACTAATATTGAAAGTTTTTTAGAAAAAGAAAAAACAATGAATAAAAAGCAACATTGGAGCAAATTAAGTAAATTAAGTAAAAAAAATAAAATACTTGATTACTCTATTGAATATTCAAAAAAGCACAATTTAAATGAAAAAGAAATAGCAGAATTAAAAACATTTCTATTAAAGTCGTTGGAGAGAAAAAAACTACAAAGAGTTAAGGATGTTATTTATGATGTTGAAAATCAAGTTATCATTAATATTCCAACTTTAACAATAAATAAACAAACAAATAAATATACACTTAAAAATTTAGATAAAAAAGTATCTACCTTAAAATCACTTGCTCCTAGAAAAAATAGAAAGAAAAAGGATAAGGACAATAATAAGGATAAAAAAGATAAAAAAGATAAAAAAGATAAAAAAGATAAAAAAGATAAAAAAGATAAAAAAGATAAAAAAGATAAAAAAGATAAAAAAGATAAAAGTTCAATGACTAAATCAGACAAATAATATAATTAAATTGATATAAAGTAAATATAATTATATTATAAAGAAAACATGTTTCAACATAATCACTTCAATGATTTACCAAAATTACATGATTTATATGATGAATTAAATGTGGAAGATGATTTTACAAATACATCATATCATGAAGATTTTTTGGAAACCATCGATATATTTATAGATGAATATGTAAATTCACATATAATGGAATATAAGGAAAAAGATTTTGAAGATATAGTTAAAGAAGCAGTATATTCACAAATATTGGAAGTTTATAGCGAACAAATCAACTATTTAGATTTATCGTTAGATGATACGGTAGATGAATGTGTTTATTTATATTTTACAAAAAATAACTGTCCTAGGTCATATGAAGATTCAATTGTTATATCAAATCCTGTAAATAGTATTATTACAAAACAACTAACTAAAATTAAAAATAAGTATCAACCAGATCAACGAACCGATGATTGGTATCATTTTCGATGGGATGGATTAACAGCAAGTAATTTATGGAAAATGTTCGATACCCAAGCAAGTTTAAACAGTTTAATATATAGCAAATGTGTTCCTATTGATATCAAAAAATACCAGTCTGTAAATATTGATTCCGCGTTTCATAATGGTCATAAATATGAACCATTATCATTAATGATTTATGAAGAAATATATGATACAAAAGTAAGTGAATATGGGTGTATTACACATGATAATTATGAATTCTTAAAAGCTTCACCAGACGGAATAAATACAAAACGAGGTAATCCTAGATATGGTAGATTAGTGGAAGTTAAAAATCCTGTAAGTAGAAAATTAACAGGTATACCAAAAAAAGATTATTGGATACAAATGCAACATCAAATGGAAGTTTGTGATTTAAATGAATGTGACTTTTTAGAAACAATATTTAAAAGTTATGATAATGAAGATGCATTTATGAAAGATGGTTCATTCACAAAAACAGCAGATGGTAAACGAAAAGGTATTATGATAAGATATTTTGATAATAAAGAACCTATATATGAATATGCTCCATTAAATATATCTAAGCAAGACTTTGATGTTTGGTATAATGAAACAATGGAAAAAAATAAAAATTTAACATGGATCGAAAATATATATTGGTATCTTGAAGATATATCAATTGTATTAGTAACTAGAAATAGAAAATGGTATAATAAAGCCTTACCTAAAATGATTGAAACTTGGAATACAATAGTAAAAGAAAGAAAAGAAGGATATGAACATAGAAAACCTAATAAACGGGAAAAAAAGCCAAAACAAGCAAAAAAAATAAAAACACAAGAACCGGTTATATACAATAATGACGGAACAGATATAACAAGTGATAATTTTAACTTTTCCTACTTAAATCAGTCAACAAAAAAAGATAAAATCATAATAAAAATAAATACAGATAATATTTAATGCTCAAGGTGTAAATAATATTGCAATAATTATTTTTTTAATTTTAAATTATAAGAGTTTAAATCATTAATATCTCTATTCATAACATACGCTGTTTGGGGAACTTGAACTTGTCTCCATCCAACTTCATTAAATATTGTTAAATACGGCTCATGTCGCCATTTCATTGTATAATTTTCAAAAGCACTACATAACGGATTTAAAATTACTTGATTTATTTTTTCTTTTTTTCTTATATTTTTTTTAAACATAATCAATAAAATAGTTATTTTAATTATGTTTATATGTTAATTGGATTTGATTATTAGTACGTAGTATATAATGAAGAACACATACTTGGAAATGGTTCTTTTCCATTACAAGGAGATGATCTCAAATCAGGAGATATATTATTCGTAACTTGTGCATAACTACTCATTTCTGTTTTTGGTATATTTTTTACTTGTTGTGAATAATTTTGAATTTTATAACCTTTTTCTTCTGAAGGTTTAAAACTATTCAATAGCAAATTATTATATGTCGAAGGATAATTTAACATATTGCTAAACCCTTCACGATTCATTTTAATAATTAGCACCGCTAAAATAGCCAAACTTAATAAAACATATTCAAAAATTCTTTTCATATAGTATATAATTTTGATTTAGATAAAAAAAACTATAAAATAAGTAATAAATTAATTCTTTTAGAATAATCACTTAAAATAATAATAATATATTATTTTACAAATGTCTGAAAAATATGAAGATTGTGTTATTAAGAGAAATGGAACCAAAGAACCAGTATCATTTGATAAAATATTAAAACGTATTAAAACACTTGGTCAAGAGAAAAGCAACTTGCACGTTAATTATACATCACTTTGTCAAAAAATTATAGATCAATTATACGATGATATAACTACACAAGAAATTGATGAACTTACAGCTCAACAATGCGCTTCATTGGCAACAACACATCCCGATTATGGT